GGGGGTCTGGGGGCGCTAGCCCCCAGAAGAATAAAACAAACACAATGCAGGGATGTAGAATGCGCACCTTAACTCAGTTCGGCAGGCATTGGAATAACGGTTTGAATGCCGGTGTGTCGTATTGGAGCTTGAATGACAACCTGTCGAATGCAACCTAGAACGTTGGCACTCGGCTTCTTATTGGCGAACTAGATATTCGTTAGTTTAAGCATTTTATATTCCTTGCCACTTAGTAAAAGTTCAGCCGATAAAGAGCAGGGCTTAGTAGGTTAGTTGATGAGGGTTTTAAAACAATGAGAAAAGGTTTTGCGTGTTTTCATTTTAGCTGTTTTCAGACTCAGCAGGTGGTGAGTGATTATGCAGAAATATGGAATTATTGAAGATGGCGAGCTGAAGATTGTTGAGGAGGGTGTGCCTGGCGCTAAGCCCATTGTTTATGCCGCTATTCCGGACTTCGATCAAACTTCGCAGGCTGTCTTTCAGTGTGCGCCAATAGATGAAGGTGATCTTATAGTCATGGGTGTTGAGGTGATTGATGTAGGGCTCTCGGATAATGTGCCTGCAGGTAAATAGCGACAGATGCTGATAGTTAGCTTCGCAGTACTGTTGAGGAGTTGACATTCTTGTGCCAAGACATAGCAACATAACTGGTGCGCCGCTCAGTACGGGACGTGTCGTAGTGTCCATTTCGCATGTTGCGCCTGCGGAAATTTTGCTTGATGCAGCGGTTGATATTCCCGTACCATTTCCTGAGGCTCCGCAGATATCGCATACCGTTTCTGCTCAGAGCCTGCCCGAATGGAGTCCCTATACTCTCCCCCATCGTGTCGCTGCCATTTGTTATGTAGCTGGCGGCAATGCTGGTTCCTCTAGTGCGATGGTATACTATCAGTTTGGGCATAATATGGAACCTGTTGCGTCGGGTTTTCTTAATTGTCCTGCCAGCAAACATTTTACAATTTCGGCTGCAAGTTTTCCCGATATTGCTGCGGGTGATGAGATTACATGTACGCTTTGGGCTGATACGGTTGGCATCACCTATAATTATACTGCCCTGGCTCTATATGCAACGGCGATATGTGCAGGCTCCTATCCGGCACAGCATGTTGCGCTTGTCTATGATGAGCCTTTTGCTATTGCCGAGGATAATTCTGCACTTGCCCATGTAGCTTGCCCAATGATACCGATCGCAGGAGGTCAACCGGATGGTTTCGCCCATTATATGCTCGATACGGCTGTGCCTCTTGTTTCAACTCATTCCGAATATGGGCTTGCATGTGTGGAATATGGTGATGCGTATCGCGGTTGTATTGTTACGTTTCATGATGTTGCAAAGCCATATTGCTATGCGAATTATCCGATAGGTCATATTGAATACACAGGAACAGTGCTCAGGATTTAGCAGTCTGGCTTGCCTGCATGCCACTGGGTAAGTGGTACTATCAATACTGGGCTACCTGCATTGATTGTTTGTTAGCGGGATAGGCTCAATTCTATGTGCGATGGTGGGGTGGTGTGCAATATGTCTCAAATGTCCGATTATCTTGAGAACCTGATGATCAATGTCACATTGCGTGGTACCAAGATTACGGACTCTATAACACCTTATGTGGGGTTGTATCTTTCTAATCCCAACGATGCGCACACGGGCATGGAGGTTAATGGGGGCGGCTATAAGCGCGTACATGCAACCTTTGCGCCACCTGTGAACGGCAGTACTTCTAATGATGTTGTTTTAGAGTTTCCTGTTGCTACTAATTCATGGGGCACGATAACGCATGTTGCCATTTTAACTGCTGACGGTATACCTATGGGCAGTGGTGGTACTGGGCCAGGTCAGCTTCTTTATTACGGTCAAGTTAGCATGCCGAAGATTGTTGATGCTGGAGACCAGATTAGAATACCTGCTGGTAATCTTGTCGTTGTTTTGCAGTAATTTGATTGTAGTCATCAGGGATTTAATTTTGACCCCTGTAAGGTAGGGTAAGGCAAAATTGAGGAGGCTGTTTTTTCGTGAGTGCACTTACTGATTATCTTGAGCATGCTCTGATTGATTGCGTATTGCGCAATACTCCATATACTCCAGCGTCCAAAATATATTTGGGGCTGCATACTGAGAGTCCTGGTGAAGCTGGCACTGGTGTTGAGGTAGCTGGCGGAGATTATGTTCGCCAGGAAGTCGTCTTTAACGCTCCTGCCGATGGCTCTACCGCTAACTCTGATGATGTGTTGTTTCCTGTAGCAACTGCATCGTGGGGTGTGATATCTCATTTTGCTCTTTGGGATGCTGAGGTCAATGGCAACGCACTCCTGTATGGAGCATTTACTCAGGCTAAGCAGATTGAGGCTGGAGATCAGTTCAAGGTTGCGGCAGGCAATATGACTGTGACGTTTGATTGATCGATTGTTGGCGATATGACGTCAATCGTTATGTAGTGGGGTGTTGCTTTATTGGCTGGAGCGTATGATGTATTTTCTATCTCTACAGTATTAGCTGGTGAGGCTATTGATGTAGCTCCTGGCACTTATGTGGATATCCGTCCTGAAATTGGTGAAGAGATTGCGTTGCAATATTTGTGTCATGGGTTTCCCGCTGAAGTGTATTTATATGATGGCGTGAACAGAATATATGTGACGGGTGGACCGGTTACCAGTATGATGGGCGACGGTTTGCCGGCTACCAATAGCAAATGGATACAGGTCAAAAACATACATACAGCTCCACAGTCGATTGGATGGCGTGGCAGATATACGAAATTGGCACTATCATAGCCCCGTTTGTTTTGGCTGTGTGAAAGGCTTTATGTTTGTTGATGCCTTGCTATAAAATCGGAGGTGGCGTTACATGGATCATACAGATTCGGGCCGGTTTGTGACGCCATCGCCTGATGAGTCGAGTGGATCGATGTCTCTTGAGTGCAGCCAGTCTGAGCATTATGTATATGCATGTCAGGATGATGGGAGCGGCGAACGGGCAAGCATACTTGTTTGTGTTACTGCAGCTGGTGTGAGCTTTAGGGCAGACGTTGCTATTCCATGCAATGTTAAGGCGATTGCCATAAGCGATTCTAGCAGAATATGTCGGCTGTCGATGGTATCTGTGCGTGTGCGGGTCGATGCATATGCTGCGCCTGTTGTTATTATAGTCTCAATAAGTTTTGAGTTGTCTTCAGTATTATGCCATGTTGCTGCAATGGCTGCTCGCATATATTGTGGCGCGGGTAGCATGTATTCCGTGGCTGTAACGTTATCCTGTGGTATGCTTGTTAATAGTGCTATTGGCAATATCTTACTGCAATCCCATATCGATGCGTTGTCTAGCTATCTTACATGTGCTATTGCTTTATCGTCCGTATCGGTATGTCTGGATGCTTCTGGTTCATATATCGCATGTGTTGGCTATCTGGGGTCGGTAGTCTGTGTTGGCAATGCTTGCAGGGCGACACGGGTATGCAGTGGCGTAATGCATGAAATCGTATTGGCGTCGGCATCCTGTGTCGATGTGACTCCGATGGTGGTCAGAGATGTGTTTACACACATAGCCTTTATAGCTGAAGCATTTGCTGCTGCGTGTTACATGGCTAATCATGTCGGGCAAGTTATCGGTAATAGTTTGATGCAATCTGGTGCAAATGCGATCTATGGAGGCTTTGGCGGTGCCCGGATCGAGAGGCATACGCGTGGAGAACCTACAAGGATTTGTCGTGCTGTTGCCCTAGAGCAACATATTGCTATTTGTGTTATTGCGAAAGCCACGCATGTTTTGTTGTCTTATGCGAGTATTTGCGCGTCGTTAGTGTCGACTGCATCTGGCATGCGCTATCGATGTGATGTTGTTGTTGCAATATGTGTTTGTGGTGTCAATGCTGCGTCTAACGCTGTATTTGAAGTTGATCTCAATATTTCTGCATGTTTTATGTTGCTAGCTGGTTTGGTCAAGCCAGTAAAGATGGAGCCGCTTGAGGTTTGTGTTGCAGTTGCAATACATGCTGATGGCGTAATACCCGTACTTGAAGATCGATTTGGCGCCGGCTACACTCATTTGGGGCGCTCTATGCGTCAGGTTATGTCTGAGCATGGACAAATCTTTGGCTCAGGGTCGGATCTTTTTGGTTATTCGGTTTATGCGTTGCCATATTCAGCTCATGTTGGTTCTGTTGTTCGTCTCGCTGCAGATCTTGGCGGCAGGGCATTGTTGCAAGCTTCTCTTACGAGTTATCTGCTTGCGGTGGAGTTGCTCGAGAACGAGCAAGCGAGGCATGTTGATGAGGATTTGGATTGGCGCCCCGATATACAGTATCCCAAAAAACCTGCGCTGCCATATGTTGCGGAAGAGCTGGATTACGATGAAGAGCCTGAAGAACAACTTCCCTACCTGGATACGTTTACAACATCTACACTTATTGAGCTGGTCAGTGCGCTTGAAGATATTAATAAGGCTATAGCGATATCTAAAGATATGCTTACAACAGTAGTTTTGACGATTGATCCGCTTGACAAACCTGTAGTCTCTGAAGCCATTAAGTGTTATTGCACTATTAACGATAATCCGGATGGTATTATTTATAATGATAGCGATATCAATTACGCCATAATGTCACGGTGTGTGGTTGCGCTTGATGATCCAGTTGCTGATGCTGTTGTCGCGGAGTGGACGATGCAGATGGCGGCATCCGATGTATCTGCGGCTACTGCTGGAGAAGTGGCACCGTTGTTGCTTGGTATTAGGACGCAACTTGTTGATGCGATCAGGTTTGCTGGTAGTTATATCGCCGAGCAAGCAGCAGGACAGGTAGTTCGTGTCAATAACGATGGAACTATCGATCCCGACCACCTTGAGGAGTTGCGTCACTCCGAACAAGGGCAGTTAGATAAGATTTCCGCCCTGTTTGATGACCTTGACCGGGCCTTGTCTGGTTTTGACCGCGATACATATTATTTGGCGCAGCAGCGTTATGCAAATGCTGTTGATAAGCGCTATTCGTTGTACGATCTCTCAAGCTCTCTTCGCAAGCAGGCCAATGAGGCAAGCAAAGCTGCTGACAAGTCGATTATGCTCATGAAGGCTGAAACATATGATATTCTTGGCGACAGTTTGTGTTGCTTTGCGCAAAGGCTGCTTGATAGGATACCGGTCACGTCGACTGATGCTTTTTGTGCGGCTTTCGATGATACGCGCCAGCAACTTAGGCGAGCCAAAGCTATGCTTGTTATATGGCAGCAATCAAACGTTCTCGACTACATGAAGGTCAGGAAGCCGATTGATACTCAGTTGATCTTAACATCCAGATTGCAAGCCGCATTTTTTGCGGACGTCAGGACTAAGGTTATGGCGCCTGTAGTTAGCTGGCTGGATTCGTTGTTCGATCCTATAGAGCAAGTATTCGAGCAGCCTGTTGATGGAGACTTGTTTGGTCACACTGAGCAGAGTTCTAGATATGTTGATTCTTGTTTACCGTTTGAGAAGATTGGCACATTGATGTTGGATAAGATTGAGGGCATGCTGCGGCAATACAACGAGATTATTGCCGATCAGTTGCGTGCGACGATGGCATCATATACTGTTGCGAATTTAGCGTTAGATTCGGTTGAAAAACGTAACGAGGTGCGTAAGACCATGCGTCTTTTTGACGATTTGGTTTCTTTGCTTGATACGGTTGAAAAACGTTATATGCATGATATCGCGAATTTTCATCAGGATATCGATCATATCATTGAAACGTTTATAACAACTTTTGCTTATGACAGTTCTTTTGATGCAAGGACTGGTGTGCGTAGAAAGGTAGGTACACTTTGCGGTTAGGCAAGAAGTCGAGTATGGATAGGGTTATTAGTGCACTTGGCGGTAGTGTTAGTGAGCTACAGTATATGCGAACTGATGCTTGCTATTTCGATCTTCAGGATAATCGGGATAGCGTTGAGCTGTTTGATAATATCGTGGCGCATCGTGCGCGCGTGACCCTTTGGCATCGTTACAATGACAAATTGCGTGCAGGCGAATCTCTTAAGTTTTTACATTTATCTGATTTACATATACCGTTTCATAACGTAGATGTTCTAAATGAGGCAGTTGGCATGGCTCTGTCTCTTGGTGTCCCCTACTGTATCGTTAATGGCGACCTACTGGATGTGTATGCAGCAAGCAAGTTTGCCAAGAACAAGAGCGTGGAAATACGGCATGAGCTTGATATAGCTTTTCACGTGTTGACCGTGTTGTGCGAGCATTTCGATGAGGTGTTGTTAGTTGAGGGGAATCATGAGCGTCGTATGAAGCGATATATTGAAAGCAACATAGACCTCAATTTACAGTGGCTTTTTCAGGTTGATCTGTTGGATAAGCTTGCGGATCAGTTTGATAACGCTGTATACATAGGTGATTCGTGGTTGAAGATCGGTTCCGTGATATTTGCGCATCCCGACAACTATTCAAAAGTGCCTGGGCGTACAGTTCTGAACCTTGCTGATAGTTTGCGTGCGCGTGGCGAAACTATTTCAGCAGCAGTTATAGGACATACGCATAAAATCGTTAATGGTACTATTGCTAATGGCATGGCACTGTACGAGGCTGGGTGTGCGTGCCATGAGATGGATTATGTTGCTGTCGGCAGGTCTCCTGTCAGCCCATGGACGTGCGGGTACGGTATCATTGCGCTCGATAGCCATGGTGACATTGATTTGAATGCCACCAGGATATATGTATCGCAATCACAACCGTTGTCCGTAATTTCGTAATGCTAGGGTGTGCAGCTTTTGGCTTTACTAGATATATTTCGTAAAAAGGAACGCGCTGAGGCTGCCCCAATGCTACCTAGCAAGCCGCCTAAGCATGCGGGGTTGGCTTTTGTGCCCTATTCTTCTGGCTGGAGTTCTTCTAGAGCTGAGTTTGAGAGTATGCCTGTGGACCTCTTGTTGGTGCAAAAAGCATATGCAACGGATTCATATGTTCGTCAGGCTATAGACAAATATATTGAATTGATCTTTAAGAGTAAATGGGATTTGGTTGGATCTGATACTAAAACGGTGACGTATATCCGGCAGCGTTTTGCGGCTATGGGCGCTGTTATGGGTGTGCCTACCGAAATGATCTTCATTGAAGCTGCTGAAAACCTGGTTAAGTATGGTAACGCCTTTATCGCCAAGGTGCGTGGCGGTCCGGAATACTTGCTGGGCTTTAAGGCTACGCCTGCTTATGGCAGGAAATTGCCTGTTGTTGGTTATGTATCGTTGTCTCCATTGACGATGGAGATAGCACGTGATACGAGTGGTTATCCGATAGCATACCGCCAGGTAGTCTCGAGTTCTCAAGCCAAGCCCGTCGTTTATAATCCATCAGAGATTATACATATGTATTACAAAAAAGAGACCGGAATGGCTTTTGGTGTGCCATTTATATGGCCCGCCATAAGTGATGTTAGGCTGCTGCGCTATTGTGAAGAAATGGTCTCCAAGTTGATTTACAAAGATTTGTTTCCTTATGTACATTGGCAAGTTGGTTTGGCTAATGTGCCTGGTGCACAGGGCACCAACGAGGAAGTTGCTGCTGTGCAAAACGAGATAAATAACATGGTTGAAGATGGCATCTTTGTCACGACTGAAAGGCACCATTTGGATGTGCTTGGAGTTGAGGGCGAGGCGCTTGATATTGAGAGATATCTCAGGTATTTTGAGCAGCGTGTCTTTACTGGTCTTGGGGTTTCTGAAACTCAAATGGGACGTGCTGGCGTGTCTTCTAGGTCGTCTGCGGATAGTCAAGTAGAGCAGTTCTATGATCGCATTAAGGCTTTCCAAATGATTCTTGAAACTTTTATAAATTTCTATATCATTAACGAGTTGCTTTTGGAGGGCGGATATAATCCGTATCTTGAGATGAGCAGACAGGTAGCATTTCGCTTCAGGGAGATCGATTTGGCATCACAGGCAAGGCGTGAGAACAGCGCCGTATTTAAGTGGGTTAACGCTGTTACAACTCTTGACGAGGTTCGCCTTGAGCTTGGGCTTGACGCGGGCGTGGATATAGAGCAGCTATATCCCATGTTGTTTGGCCAGATGGCAGATACTGCTGATGCTGATAATCGCCAACAGCCTGAAAATCAATATGGGAAAAAGACTAGTGGTACACGTGCGCGCAACTCTTCTTCTTCGTGACGCGTGTCTTCTATGGCTGATGGTGGGGCACATTGTCAATTGATAGGGGAAGAACAAGTTAGGCGGAGATTGTTAGTGGAGGTGTAATGTGACCTTGTTTAGGTTTCATGAGGAACTTGATGCTGTCGAATTGCGCGAATCCGCTGCGATGGTATCTGAAGCCGATCAAGCAGGATGTTTGGAAGTTGCGATAGAGGCAATACATGCAGGTATTACGCGCAATTATACGCGTTACAGTGCTAAGGAATTAAATGATGCAACGGTTTCATGGTTTGTTCCATATCAGCGTCCGGTTTTGCTACATCATAATCGCCGCGGCGGTGAGCCTATAGGGCGTGTGATGAGCGCATCCTTTGGACCTAGCGTGCATCCGGGAGTTTCTGAGTGTATCACGTTAGAGGCAAGCATTGTTGACCCAGATGCTATGCGGCGTGTGAAGGATTCGCGCTATATGACCGTATCTGTTGGAGGAACTGCTGAGCAGGTAATTTGTTCTATTTGCAATGTCGACCGCGCTAAGGCGTGGTGTGATCATAGACCTGGCATTGAATATGATGGCAAGCTTTGCGTTTATGATATGAAGAATATCATGTTTGACGAGATCTCATTTGTCAATGTACCGGCTGATCAATATGCAGGTGTTGTCGGTATATCTACTGATGAAGTGATCGAGACTGAGCAATCCAAAGAATCCGATGACGACCAGGTCAAACAGGAAAACTTGGCGCCTGAACCTGATCGTGATGTTATTGGTGTTCAGGAGGCGGCATCGGTTGTTGGAGAGGCAAAAGCTGGTGGTGATCCGACAAGACCTAAGGGCAAGGATGGCAAGCCTATTGGCAAAATGAAGACCGGTACTCGCAAGCAAGCATATTACGGACATAATTTGTTGCATGGTTATTGGCGTAAAGGCAATACGAATTGGACGAAAGCGCAGATTATTGCCGAGCATAAGCGTGTAGTCAAAATTATGCTTGGCAAGGGGTGGCAGCATACCATGCTTGATAGTCTTGATGAGACATTGCCTGCCCCTATGAAGAAGAAGAGTCGTAAAAAGAGTAAGTAGGACTGATGTATGGAAGGGAGGTCCCCATTTGTGGTTGACAATAAGAAACTGATTGAAAAGGCAGACGATGTTGGGCAAGATGTCGATAAGGAAGAAATTATTGATTTGCCTGGTGCCGAGGAAGTTAGTGAAGAAATGCAGGCATTGCTGGCCACCATTGATGACTTGAGCGAGTCTATTGAGGAGCTGACTCGTGAGCGTGATGAGTTGCTTATCAAGCTTACTGCCATTAAGGGAAAGTTAGCTGCATCTGAGGAGCAATGTGTTGTATTGCAGGGTGAGGTTGCTTCTTATTTGGTCAAGCTTGAGGAGTATGAGAAGTATCAAGTAAGTGAGCTTGTTGATGAGATTATGCGGCTTCGTACTCAATTGGGGCAATTAACTGATGAAGAGGCGGATTGCGTACGTGCGGCATTGGAGCAAAGAACTATTGAGTCCCTGAGGGATACGATAACCGATCTTAAGTCAGAGGCGCTTGCATCCTATATTGCGGTTGCACCTCCGCATATTGAGACCTTGGCTATACCTGGCGAGGCAAATGCCACAATCGAGGGTGTTGACGATACGCCCAAGATGAGCAGTGACGAAATCATAGAAAAAGGACTTAGCCTGCTATTTACAGGCTGGAGGAGGTAAACCAAATTGGCATTTTCCGATGGTACTGGAACAATTACTGGGCGGAGCTACAATTCGCTGATCTTCTCCGAGGGCGCTCCGCCGCCGTCGATGCGTTATATACCGAAACCTGGCTTGGACCCTTTGTTTAAGTATCCTTTCGGCGACCAAGACACAAGCGTTGTTATTCCCAAAGGGAGAATTGTTGCCTTGGATACCGCGACGCTTATCAAGAATCCTGAAACTGGGGCGCAGGTTTACCCTATGACGATTGCAGACGGGACCAATATCCCGCTTGGCGTTGCATTTACCAACGTTTATGAGCTGGACTATGAGGCTCCGTTTGATATGACGTACGGGCTTATCACAAACGATACGATTGAGGTTCCGTGGGTTACGACTGAGACTGAGGCTGATGCAGTACAGTGGGCTTGCGCTTGGGGTACTGAATTTAAGCCTGGCGATGTAGTCATGCCGGATCATATGGGGCATTTTGTAAAGTGGGTATGGAATGCAGACGATAATGGCGTCTGCTTGGAGCAGCGAGTTGGACGCGTGTATGAGGTTGATACTAATATTCCTCCTGAAGGCTGGCTGAAGTGGGCCGAGCTTCCGAAGGCTGGAGATATCACTGATTCGCCCCTGCCACTTGGATATGGGCATACTGACAGGGAAGCATATGGCGGCTATCCCTACGACGCTGCATATCGCACAGGCTTCAGAAAATATGGCCCCCAGGGCATCTATGGTCTCACCGACGGTGCCAAGATTGAAGTCGGTTATGATAGCGAAAAAGCGGGTACGATTTTCCGGCATGATCTTGAGTATCGTGTGCGATTAAAGCATTATCCGCTTGTTAGTGTTACTAGTGTTACGGTTAAGGGTGTCGCGTTGGATTCTAGTAAATATACAGTGGATAAAGATAGTGGATTGCTGGTTATTCAGGCAAACGCAGTGACTGAGGCTAACGTTGGCGATGTCGCTGTCACTTATACTGCCATTCACCAGACTCCCGGCATCCCTGCTGGCTGGGACGTTAAGGGACTTGCAGGTGTGCTTCGCATTAAACTTATCCTGTAGTTCTTGTTTGTGTTTTGTAAACGTTAGAGGCGTATAGTCTCTTTGGCGCCCGGCTGTGAGCAGCTGGGATGGTACTTTAATCAACAATTGTTATCAAGGAGGCAGAAACAATGCCGCGACCGCTTGAAGAAAGGCTACTCAGTGTGATGACAGCAGCTTCTCCGGAAGAGTTGCCATCTAGTGAGTTCGTTACTATAGACGAAGTGTTTACATCAAAAGACGCTGCTAAGGTAATGTTGCCTAAAGTTATGCAGGGCGTTATGAGACAAGCTGCTGAGCCTGTATATCTTGGCACCAAGCTTATGCGCCGCATTAATAAACGAGATAGTTATACGATTGAGTTTCCCTCTGTAGGTGTGCTCCGTGCGATGGATATCGCTGAGGGTATGCCATATCCTATTCAGAATCTTGATGTTCAGCAGCATCGTGCTGCTACTACTGTAAGGACTGGTAAGGTTGGCTTGATCGTCCAGATTACTGAGGAGACGATAAAGCATTCTGATTGGGATGTTATCGGAATGCACCTGCAAGAGGCTGGTCGTGCCATGGCGCGGCGTAAGGAAGAGAAGGTCTTCAATGAGCTTATGACGCATGGCTGGACCGTATTTGATAATGATGTTCGGGAGCAGTATCTTGAGGCTGGCACGAACGGGCGTGGCTTTGCCGGTGACTATAATGATACGCTGGCAGTTGTAGATATCATCGACATGTATGCGTCGTTGGCTCTCAATGGTTTTACGCCCACGGATGTCTTGCTTCATACCTTAACTATGCCGATTTTCTGGCGTAACGAGATGCTGGGAGTGTTCGGTCAGGCTGCATTGGGTGGATATGGCATTAACTATAACAACACTGCTTATCCTTCACCAGAGCTTCAATTGAACCCTGATGATGTGCAGGGCAGGCTTCCTATTCCTCTCAATGTCTTGTTCACTCCATTTATGCCTTTCGATTTCGATACGAAGCGCTTTTCGATGCTTATGGTTGATCGTAATGAGATTGGCGTGATTGTGGTTAATACGGATATGGTCGTAGAGCAATGGGATGATCCTACAAGAGATATTCGAGCCATCAAGGTCATGGAGCGCTATGGCGTAGGCTGCTTGCATTCAGGTCGTGCTATTGCTGTGGCTAGGAATATCGCATACGATCAGACTTATCCGCTGCCACCCGTTATTCGTACCAAGGAGGTAAGTTAATGGCTACAGTAAGGCTGGCGCCTGGGCAAGTAGCGTATTATGATCCCATGACTCGTATTCATCTGACGCTTGCACGTCCTGAGTCTGGTGTACCTGATTCGTGTGATTGCAGTGGCTTGAAGCGAGCTCATGAGTCCGGGGTCATTATTTTCACCGAAACATCGCCGCAGGTGTCTAGAGTTGCGGCTGATGCGGGGACATCCTGCAAGGACAAGTGTGCTGCCGCTTCGTCAGTCGTCGATGATGACAAGAAAGCTACTGTGACCAAGTCGTCTAAAAATGCGCAAGCAGTGGCTCAAGATGCTGGGACTGATCCAGCACAAGAGGCATCGAGTAGTGATGTGAAGGCTAAGGGCAAAGGAACAGACAACAGTGCACAAGCCCCTTTGGACAAGGAAGTTAAAATCGCTCAAGATGTTGGGGCGACAAAATCTGATTCGACCGACGAATTGCCAGATCATGACAAAAAAGATGCGTCAAATAAGGAGCCTAAGGTTTCGAAGACATCGGCTTCGCGTAGCCGCAAGTAAGGATGCGAGGCTTATTGGCGTAAATAGGTATCGGTCAGTATAACATGTAAGTGATTGGAAGGTGTAGGGTGCAGTGAGTCAATATCCAAGCGTTGTAGCTGTGTTTCCTGAAGATGGAATGACGAATGTGCCTGTTGATTGTGAGATAAGAGCTAAGTTCTCGGTTGATATGGATGGTGGTTCCATCAGGGCAAGCACATTTTATGTCGCTCGTGTCCATGAGAATCTCACTGTGCCCTCTGCCTCTCCAGTATATTTTGGCAAGTCTAAGACTGCTGTTATAAAACCGGCAGGAGTTCTTGAGCCCAATACTCAATATTGTGTAACGTTGGTGGGCGGCACTCCTTCCCCTGCTTATCCTGGTGGTCGCCCAAGCGATGTAGTATGTGACGTGCTTGGGCGTTCGCTGCAGACTACAATTGCGTGGACCTTTATAACGGGTTCGTCCGAAGCTGAAGTGGCGCCCACGCTGACATATCCCATAGATGGTTTGATCTGTTCGTTTACTCCTCGGTTTGTGTGGACTGGAGATGCTGGTGTATGTGATGTTCAGGTTGCCTATACATCAGACTTTATGCAGCTCGTTATTGAAGACCAATTTGAAAGTGGTTCTGTTTTATCGGTGTCGCTTGCCGATGGCACTTATTGGTGGCGTGTGCGCAGGGCTGGTCAGAAGACCTGGTCACAAGGCGCGCAGTTTTCCGTTGTGTCTGGCGCTCATGTTATCGATGATTTTCAGCCTAGACTGATCGATCGGCCAAGCGGCTTCGGTTTTCCGCTGGAAACCAATGCTATTCGGGTTGAATTTCCTGGACGGCTTGAAAATATTGAAGATGTTGCGCTGGTCGGGCAGGCTTTGTTGCCCGGTATAGAGGCGCATGGTGTTGTTCCTGTCAATTGTATTGAGGTGGAAGTGTTTGAGCAGCCAACGCTGCGAACTGTTGTGATTGTTCGATTTGGTGATTAGGGGGAGTCCGTATTATGGATTCTGTTGTCACTACGGGCATAATGAGCCCTAATGATTATCTGTTGGTTGCAATTGTTATTGGTGTCGTTCAGTATTTGAAGAATTCATGGGAATGGATTGCGTTAGCTGATGGGGCGATGCGCAAAAATCGTATCAAGATAACGGCCGGTTTCATTTCCGCTATATTGGCTTTTGCCATGTCTGTATTGATTGCGACACATCCAATCGCATCGTTGGCGTTTTGGTGTGAGTGGTTGCTTCGCTGCATAGTATCATGGATCGCATCTATGGGTGGTTTTGATTGGCTTAAATTAGTGTCTTCTGGTCTTGCTGCGAAAGATTGACCTGAACGACTATACCATAACGTGTCGGAGTTGATATTTACGATATGAAAGATTTTATAAATAGTGTTTTGACCTGTATTAAGCGAAATGCGCCGCTATTTAAGGTAATTGGATGTATCTTGTTGTTGTTCGTTGGCTTGTTTGCGGGTTGGAAGATCGTAGCTGCGATTGCCGCTGCTCTCGGTTCGCTGGCTATTGGTCGGTCTGCCGTGAAGGATGCTGACGCTGAACACGTCCAGGAGCAGATTGACAGGGCGCATACTGTGTCGGATGAGGTTGAGCGACGGCAAGAGCAAAGGCGCAAAGAGGCAGAAGAATTGCGAGAGGGGCTTAAGAAAAGATGAAGCGTATTCGCATGCCATCTGTGTTCGCTGTTGTAATTGCCTTGTGTTTTTCTGGTATATGTGTCGCAATGTTGCCGGTAGAAGATGTGGAGTTGTTAAAGCAAGCAGTATTGACCCTATCGCTTGAAGTTAATGATAGGGATAGGCAGATTGAGGATTTAATGTTTCGCTTAGATAGGGCCTTGATATTATACGACGAGGCGGAAAGTGATGTCGCTGCTTTACGTCATGAAAATGCCAAGTTGCGCTTGCAGCTAAGTGATGCTCTGATCCTGTATGATGGCGCGGAGGCAGATGTTGATTTATTGCAGGTGCAGGTTGCCGAATTAATCAAGTCGCTTGAACTTAAGCAGAGTGAAATAGAGCAGTATCAAGCAGCTGCTTCT